TACTATACTATTATCTAAACCAATACTACCAGCACCATTACCACTTTGAAAATCTGTAGTAGTAAGTGGTGCACCAAAACTTAATACTCTACCTTTAGCGTAAAAGATGTGATTTTTATGTGTAGCTACAACTGTAGCACCTATTACATCTGATGGTGCACTATTTAATTCAGTAAACGTAGTGCCATCATATAATGCAGGTGCATTTACACCATCAACCATTATGAGTGTTTTTGTACCTGTAAAATCAATAATATCAAATCGTGTATTAACTGCACCTTCTCTACTAGTAGATATAAATGTTAAAGCCGCATTATCTGATGGGCTACTATCTAGTGCTGGATCTATAGTAACAGTAAGACGTTTATGTGCTTCATTAGTATAAGATGATATAGTAGTTTGAACTGTATATGTTTTATCTACACCTGCAATAGTAAATACATCACCTGCTTGTGGAAAGTTATCTACCGCATCTATCTCTAGAGATGTACCTGTCTGAGAAGCATTGTGTACTAATGGACTACCATAATTAGGTTTATTTATTTTTGTATAGCCACTACCTGCTGTTTCTAATATATCTGCATTAAGTGCTACTACAGCTTTATTATTAAAGTATGTAATACCATTAGCATAGTTAGCTGTAGTTACAGTAGCAAATGTTATAAGCGCACCATTAGCAGGGCTAGAAGCTAGTGCACCTGATAAAGTTAGTGTGGCTCTATTATTAGTAGCATTAAAAGATACACCCGATATTGTATATGTACTAGAGACTCCTGCTATAGTAAATGTATCACCAACAGCAGGAGTAGTATGCACTGCTGCTATAATTAATGTAGTACCTGATTGACTAGCTCCATGTACAACTGGATTACCATATGGAGCCATAATATTACTATCAAACTTAGCATAACCCTGTATGCGTTTGTAACCTCCATCGATAGATGGTTCGTAGTTACGTAGTATTCTGGCAGAACCGGGAGCATTGATAGCTTGTTGCAATGGACTAAGATTAGTTACTAGTCCACCTTTAAACTCTATTCTAAATGTTTCCCATGCATCAGGCATTATAGACTATCCAAGCTCGATCCTGCTGTAGACCTAGATGAACCTAGTCTACGTCCTCCTGTTGCAGCAGGTATCATATAAGACCTCATATAGTGATAGCGATTAATTAACATAGACCTCATTGCTTTAATGCCCTCATCTGCCCTCTCCTTGACCACTACAGCATCTTGAGTGTTACCCCTGAACATATATGCATGAAACATTGCAGCGTCCACTACAACGTGCTTAAAACGGTCTGGGATAACCATTGTGTCACCATGAGCAGATAGGTCTGCCTGAAATACATAGTAGTCAAATACTAACGTGTATGCCTTATCAGGTGGTTCTATCAAACCATACTTTAGATCAGGTCCATGAAAAACAAAACGTGGTAGTGCACGTGTCTGACTTGCAGCGTACTCCTGATCCACGTATTTTTCTAGATATTCATCATATGTAATTAAAGCTAGTTTCTTTGTGTCATTTCCTAATGTAGCATCTTCTTTTATTCTAAACGATTCAAAGTCTATCAGTTTAGCATCTGTTGGAAATGCATATCGTGTTGTACCAGCAACTAATGTTTGTTCTTTTTCTGAATGATTAAAAGGCCACTCATACTCGCTTTCATTTATGTAGCGTATAGCAGAGTTGACTGCATCTTTTATGTGTGCATAAAAACCTGTGGCTGATGCAAAGTTAGAACTGGTAAGCTCAACTTCGTTCAGCCTTTTGTTGACATCATTAACTAATGTTAGAAATGTTGTAGCCATAATATATCCTTAAGTAGAAAGGGGCAGGTTTATCCCACCCCTTCCACATGTGTTACGCGAGTGTATCACGATCCACTTCATCTGCACCTACTGTGCCTATGTCATCAACGTCTAGCAATAATGCAAAGACACGGATAACACCAGCCGTTGTAGTTCCAGTTTGTGCCTGAATTAAAACATCAAGCGTGTCGGCAGTTGCACCAACAGTGAGAGGTCCACTACCTGCACCTACACTATAAGCACCTGCTGATGCACCGTCAAAGTCAAAGCCATCAACGTATGCATCCACATCAACACCTGTTACTCCTAGATCAAGTGCACAGTCAGAAGAAGTACCAGCGTGAACTGTTGTTACTTCAAAACCAGCATCTAATATCATAGTATTAGCAGGTACTGTTATGGCTTGAATAATATCGGCAGCAGCTAGTGCTGTACCTTTAGCGGTAGCAGCAGCTCCAAAGTCAATACTATTTTGCACCAAGTAAGGAGAGCGACCTCTAGCATCTGAGCCACGAGCCGCTGAACTTAAGGTTGTTACTGTAGCCATGATTCAGTCTCCTTATACCAAGCAATAACGTGCAACACTTAGAGCTTCAGGTCTAAGTATCTTACGTCCATACAAATGCATTCCCCGAACTATGTCGGCAAAGCTATCAGGGTCACGATATGTCTCTGTCTTATTAATCTGCTCGGCAGTTGCTACAGCAGAAGAATGTCCAGATACAATCATACCAAAGTTAGAGGAGTTTGTACCACCAGTAGTAGCTGGTCCAGTTCCAATAGAAGGTAGGTTGTTAGACATATATACTTTGAAACCATGAAGGTTATTAAGTATAAGACCATTTTGTATTCCGCTTCCACCAAAGTCACCATTGAGAAGACGAGAGTCTTCATCTTTGAGAACTTCAACGAAAACTGGATCAACAACGAGCCAACGATTGTTGGTGTCAACATTTTGTTGATCAAGCAAACGAGCCATACGAGCTACGATTTGTAATGGGTTAGCATTACCTGAACCGGGTGTAGCAGAAGTTGCACCACCAGCACGTGCTTGAATACCAATTGCGTTATTAGAAGAACCACCGAACTCAGAAGCATCTATCTTCATTGAGCTTAGTAATTCGTCAGTACCTGCTGTAGATACAGCAACTGCACCATTAACAGTTGTGTTAACAGTATCAGCATTGGTATGCAAAGAAGACTGTTTGAAACCAGTCAAGTAACCAAGAGCGTCTTGGTCAAACTGGTCAGCTAGTCTGTAAGCTGCACGATCAGTTGCAAGCTGTTGGAAGTTGATGTGAGAGTGTGCCTCTTCAATATCATCGACTTTAAATGCAAAGTAGTTTGCTTTGTCGATGGTAAGAGAGAACTCTTCATCATCCAAGTCTTGCGGAGTAATCGTAGTACCACGAGCATATGCTTTAACCGTGATTTCTGGCTCCTTAATTATTTTAACGCTATCGCCCATATTTGCGATCTCGCCAAAGTAGTCACTATTTGTAATAGCTTCAACAATAGAAGCCTTACGAAAAGCTACTTGTACCTGCTTAGAGTAGATAATTGGTGAAAAATTACCATTAGGCAGGTTGCCGTAGCCTGTTGCAGTTGAAAATGCCATTTTATTTTCTCCTATATACGACATCCCATGTGTACATATTGTACACTATTTTTTTATCTACCTTAAGGGCCGTGAACTAAGAGGTTGTACGTGTAAGGCCAACTACACATAGGCTCTTCTTCATCGGGTTGTCTTAGAAGTATAGTGAGATATAGTTAGGTAGTCTTATTCAAGGGCTAACTACATCTTGCGACTATGTATAGTTATATACACAATCTACTGTTTGTCAACACTAATTAACGTGCCGATCCAGATACATCGTAAACAAACTTGTTTTGTCTAATAGCTTCCATGATTTCGTCTGATTTATTTTCGTATTCCTTTGCGGTCATACGCTGTACATCAGACTCTCTTAGAAAAGAACTAGACTCATTTTCTACAGGTTTGTTACGTTTTCCTTTTGTAGATACAGATTTAGCTGCATCTCTATTATTAGTTTTCTTAGTTGTAATACTTCTATCTGCTTTGTACAAATCAATTGCTCTACTAGCAGATCGTGCATCATTATCATTTTCATACAGAGCGTCCTGTATCCATTTAGGCTGTTCTTCTGCCCATGTATGAAAGTCATCATCATTACGTATCTCATCAAAGTCTGGATGCATCTGTAACAACTCTGTCTCTGCACGTTGTTTGCTTACGTCCTGTTGCATATCATCTAATGCTTTAACACGTTGTTCTAGACTAGCTGATTGTTCTGCTGCTTTCTTCATAGCTATTGTTTCTACTATAGCAGCTACATCAGGATACTCTTTAGCCCATGTTTCTATATCCTCGTCAGACTTAGGAAGTTTAATTTGTTTTTTAGTTGACTGTTCTAACTGGCTCTTAAGTGCATTTATCTCAGTCTTTAGTTCTTCTGTCTGTTTCTGCTGATGCCTACGTAGATCTGAGTATCTTTTCTTAAATGTTTTTTCTTCAGCAGTAGTAGGTTCTTCTTCTACTTCTTCTGTTAAGGCATCCTGTTTTTGTTCCTCTAGTAGCTGTTCTAGTTCTTCTTCATCCTTCTTAAGTTTCTCATCCTTACTGTAAGGTCTAGATACAAATGCTACTTTACTTGGTTCTACTTCTACTTGTGTTACGTCTGACATATTATATTTCCTTTCGTTGGGGCTATGGTAGCCTTATTAGGGGCATAGGTAGCCAACACATGTGGTTTGTTATCTTGAAGCTAAACCACCACGCTTCATCTTCTTTTTTTTCTTTTTAGATATAAATCCTCCTTTAAAAGCTCCAGCTGCTTCTGCTCCTGCTGCAGCTTCTTGACCAGCTGCTTCTGCTTCTGTATCTGCCATATCTGCTGCAGCTTGTGCACCCGGACTACTGGGTGCTCCACCTACACCTGAACCGGGAGCATCTACACCACCGCCTTTTCCTACATCTCCACTATAACCACCTGTAGTATCAGGATCTGATTGTTGCCCACCAAATTGAGACATACTAAAAGCCTCATCAAAGGCTTTTGCTTCAATCATATCTTTAAAATCTTTAGCGTCTTTACCACCTATAATATCACCATTAGATAAATCTGTAACTGTACCAAATCTATCAACAGCCATTGGGGATGGTATACCACCAACAGTACCTATACCTACTGTACCTGTAGAACCTGCTGGTGCACCTACAGAATCTTCGTAAGATTGTTGTGCACGTTCAGCTACTGTTTGCATATCTTTTTCTCTTTGAGCAGCTAATTCACTTTTACTATAAGATTGTTGTTTTGCATATGATGCTTTTGCTGTAGCTAAATCTTTATCAATACCTTTTGCTATACCTAAACTCGTATCTATTTGTGTATCTGTTAAAGCCCCTAAACCAAATGCACCAGCTTTTCCTAGTGTGCTTGGACCTAATGCAAAATCGCCTAACATACCAAATCCTTTAGCAACTCCTCCTATAACACCACCCATTGGTCCTGCTAAATCTTTTCCAAAAGCTGCCTGTTCTGTTTCAGTCATTTCACCAACACTTACATCACCTCTATCTGGTCCACCATCTACTTCACCACTACCTAGTTCAGTCTCTACTTTAGCAGTTTCTGATTTAACATCTCTAGGTTTTGCTTCAGCTTTCTTAGGTTTCTCTACAAACCCTTTAGGTAATGGTGGAAAAAACTTACCGCCTATTTTAGTAGACACCATTTCCTGCCCTGTATCTGGATTGTAATATGTAGTAGGTGGTAAATAGCCATCAAAACCTAATAACTGACCACCTCTACTATAACTAGGCACACCACCCTTACTCATCTCATTGTCAGGTGATCCTGCTACAATAATTAAATCTTCCATACCAAATGGAACGTCATCATCTATGGTAGCTTCTTCAGAGTTACCCATCTGCCCCATCTCTTCCATACGAGCTAGACCTCTCTTAGCCTTATCACGCATGAGCATTAGTTTTTCTAAACCTATAAATCGTACAACATCAGCAGGAAATACAAACTCACCCGGACTTAGCTTTGCATCTATGTCATCACGTACCTCTTCTTTGAGTGAGCCTGAAGGTACATCATTACCAGACACAGGATCTTTAGATCCACCCTGATCATTTAAACCACCGTCCTGAAACATTTCCATTTGTTTATTGTACATTTACGTGTTCCCTTAGTTGTTTAATCTTTTGGTAAGCACTGATTGCTCCTTGCGCTCTGTGCATTGTAACCATGTCAATCGACTGCTCTAATGTTTTTCTTTCACTTTCAATCATAGAATCTAGGTAGCTACTGAATAGTACCCACTGGCGGTTGTTGCTGACTAGAGGCTTGAGCTTGCGGAGCAGCTCCTTGTGGCGGTCCACTAAACCCTTGTTCTCCCGGTGTTGGTGCTTGTCCTGTTCCAATTGTTCCTCCTCCTGCTCCTGATGTATCCATTGGATTAGCTCCTGCTGGTGGTTGTGGTGCACCTGCTGGTGGTTGCTCTGGCTGTAGACCTTTCATAATCTCAGCCTGTATTGCTGCTTCATCCATATTATTAGTAACCTTATCTGGGTCAAGGTCTAAAGATTTTGCAATCTCACGTATAATATAGTTGAATTTTGCAAAAGGTGCAAGTGCTGGATTGGATGTAACACCTAAAAATTGCATTAATCTTTGGCTACGTACTTCATTAGCCATCAAACTTTCTGTTCCACGTGCAGATACTTCAAGATCACCTTTGATGTCAGGGTCAAAATCAAACTGCATGTTAAACTGAAACAGTCCTTCTCCTAATGGTCTAAGTAGATAATCATCTACGTTCTTAATAACTGTCTTAATACCACCTGCTGCTGCACCCATCAACATAGATATACCTGATGCAGTTCTACCTACACCAGCTATGCCTGTCTGACCATGAGCAAATGATGGGAAACCTGTACTTTCATCCGATAGCTGTCTAGCTTTGTCAAACATCATCATGTTCTCACTAGATACATTTGGATACTTTGTACCAAACAGTGCCTGTCCGGGTGCACCACCCTGTCTTCTAAACACCTTGCCGGGATACACTGTTAAGTCCTGACCCGGTACTAAGTTAGTTTCATCTACCTCAATAAGTAAGTTACCTGACAGTACAGCATTGTCAACTGCCATACGCATAAAACCATTCATCAAAGTTTGTGTGTCATCCATGTTTTCTGCAATACCTACACCAAAGAAACTATATGGGTTAAGTTCATAGGGTGCTGCCATATAAGGTATACGAGCAGGTTTAAATGGATTAAGTACTACACGTAACAGTCTACCATTACATATCCAGATGTTTGCCTGTAGCTCATCTAGTTCCTGTAGGTCTTTTGGTATTGTAATCTCTTGTTCTTCTAGTAGTTCAATATCTACTGTACCCCAATACTCCATAACCTCAAAGCGGTCAATGTCATGCTGTGGTGCATAGTCAGATAGATCATCTTCCCAGTACAGCTTTTCGTAGTTCTCACCTCTTGTGATTACTTCTTCAATTACACTGTCTCTGAAGTATGGGCGTTTCTTAAGTGCACGTAGTTGTGAACGTGACATCTTGTGTCGTTCTATTACGTACTGTGCCTCATCCATATTGTTAGCATCTGGATCTGGGTAGAAGTTCCACACTGATACATGCGATACTTGTGGTACAGTTTTAATAAGTGGATTGTACTCACCCTCATCATCCCAGTTAGGATACTCTTTGTCAATAGCAAATGGTCCTTTCATAACACCAGTACCAAACAATGCCATTTCAAATGCTGTACTTCTTAAATGTTTACTAGCACCTGACTCTTCTAACTGATCGTGTATCTTTTTCTGCATCCTTTTCGCTGCCACAAGAGCAGGGCTAAACGTAATTGCCGTACCTGTTTTACCAACACCTTCTCTAACACCCTCTATCTCTCCTAGTTTATTTGCATATTCACCCAATCTTTCATTCAGAGTATTTTGAGTGTCACCCGGTTGTAAGTCTTTACCATCACCAGCAAAACCATATGGACTCTCCATTATATCTCTTACTTCAGGAGATTCTTTTGGATCAAAGTGTACATCAGCTGCTACACCATCAGGTAGTTGTGTAGGATCAATTGTCAATGGAAATTTATTATTTGCAAATAGAACATCTACTATCTGTCCATATGCAGCAAGGGTTTTAGTTTTAGTTACCTTAATAAATACACGAGATCGTTCTGCTTCTGAAAACTGTACGTCTGTGCCGTACAAACCCCTATAGTTTCTATAAGACTTTATCCAACGTTCTTCATCCTGATACCTATAGTCTTCTGCTCTTTTGTATCTGTCAACTATAAAAGGTACTAGGTTTGCTAGTTCTTCATCTTTAGATTCATCTGCATCCTCTAGATGTATAGCGTCTTGTTCTATTGTAAAATCATCTGCCATTATTTTTTTCCTTAATATCCAAATACAGCATCTGCTACTGGCATGGTGCTTGGTGGTCGTCTGCTAGGATCGTAATCAAATAAATTAAACTTAGGTCTTGACATAACCCCATATCGTAGTGCGTCATATAAGTGATCTTCTGCATGTGTATCTATATCTTCTGGGTTACGTTTGTCAATAGGCAATGCAGGTAATTGTGAAATTAGTTCTGTACAGTTAGAAAAGAATACTAGTCTGGGTTCTTCACTGTCCTCATCTACCTGTAGTCTTCTGTGTATTTCGTTCTTACCTGATACTCTACTTCCTTTACTTCTATCAGATGGCCTCCACCTACAGCCTTTATTTATCATCTGTTCTGCAAGTGATGGTCCTGTGTCACCTCGTTTATGCCATACAGAGCTATCTAGTACTCCATACTTTATATTACCATCTCCTGCTTCTAAGTCAAGTACCATATCAGCTAAATCTGTAGCTAATACTTTTGATACATATAACTCTCTATATACTATAAGTTGCTCATCTGGCGTAACAGCAAACCAAAGAACACCACTATAAGAACCATAACCATAGTCACACGCCCTAAACTTAACCCAGTTACTCGGTATATCAAATGGTTCAACAACATGTACATACCTGTTAAACTCTGTGAAGGCTGCACCTTCTTTAATATCCCAATCGCCTTCTAGCAACTGCCTACGCTGATGTTCAGGTAATGACAGTAGCATTGCTTCGTAGTCACCTGTATCTGACAGGTATGGGTTATCTGATAACCTAGCAGGTATAAACCTACGTTTAAATAGTGGCCTACCTGCTTTACTATGACCTGCTGGATACTTTAGTGCTTCTCCTGTTTCTATATCTGTTGCAGCAAAACTTGTATCATATGGTGCTGGATCAATAAACATCTTCTTAACCCAGCCATGTCCCGGTCCACCGGGGTTAGTTGTTGCCCTCATGTACACTTCTAAATCAGGGGCAGTGGAACGTAGACGAGATCTCATGTAGTTCCACGCATATGGTGTAGGCCACTGAGTTAATTCGTCAAAACCTATCCAGCTAAAAGCCAGACCCTGATAGCGCATGACATCATCATCACGATCTAAGTATGACATCCAAAGTCTTGCACCAGATGGTGCGGTCCACTGCATCTTTCTTTCTGACCATTTTATTCCCGGCCAGACTTTAGGATATAGTTCCTGTGACTTAGATATTAATTCACGTAACTCTTCTGTTGTATGTCTTAATAACAATCCGCTAAATGCAGGATGACCCATAAACCGTAGTGGATCAGCTAACATCGCATAACTCTTACCACCACCTGCACTACCACCATACAATACTTCTCGTTCTGGTGCAGCTAAAAACTCTGTCTGTGGCCCAGCATTCGGTTTAAATAATACATTGGCTTCACGTTCAATAGCATGTGTATCATACTGTACTTTCTGTGGTGTGGACTCGCTTTGCACCAAGTCTACTTTCTTCGATTTCTTTGGCTTTCTTGATCGCCTTTTCCGCATAGTCTGCCCATTGACGGAGGCTTCTAGCTTTGTCCTTACGCTGTCGCTCATGCTTTATTCTTTTCTGTAGTCCAAGATGTGATATGTACCTTCCTGTGTTTGTACTTAACCATGCAGCAACCTGTCGCAACGAATACTGGCGTAGATATGCTTTAGCTTTTTCCAGATGATCAAGTTCTTTAGGTATTGGCAACAGTAGATCTTCATCATTGGGGTCCACTTCATACCCGAATGGGACTGTTCTAGCAATACGTGGTACAGGTAGCCACTCATTTTCTTCCTTTACATCTGTTGGTTGCGGTAATTTCCATTTGCCTAAACTCCTATTCATTAATCGTCATCATCACTTTGTTTCTTAGGTGGCATTAGCATCACACCACCACTCGCTTCTACCTGTATCTTCTCAGTTTTAATTAAACCAGTACGATCCAATAGTTCCTTTGCAGCTGACATCTTATCTCTTAGTCCTAACTCAGTAGGGTCTAGAAGTGCACCAGCCATTGCTACAGCAGCTTTAGGAGCATTACGTGCCATGTACTGCTGTGTTGCTTCTAGTATCTCTTCCTTGAGGCTCTTAACTACCACTGTAGTAGATGTACCATCTGCATACCCAGCTAGTTTCTTAGCTGTTGCTACATCCCCACCAGCTTCATCAAATAGTACATCTAGGAATTTTACCTGATTTTCTGTGTACTGTCTAGTCATTTAATTCCCCAGTTCGCATTATATTACTCAGTCTGGTGGCCCTGCCTTTTACCTGCTCTGCCCACCTACTATCTAACATCTCATCTGCTGCATGTTCATAATCTTTACGGTGTATAGCAGACCACATATTTTTAAACAGTTTTAATCTGGGCATACCCAAGTTAAATGCCATATTGACACAAACCATTTGCCGTGGTGCATTTAAATTTTTAACGCAAGGATGAGCATCAAGGAGTTCTCGTTCAGCAATGTCAACATCAATACGCAATATATATCTAGCACCGTAAAGGGTAATTCCATTGTCGTAAATATCCTGCATATCAGACAGACCCAAGTGTTGCAATTGTCTAACAGTCAAGGGTCTATCTTTTAAATTTCTACCTGCACCTATTGTGTCTATACCTAATGTATCTTTATAGACCTTTAGTTCCATGCCTTCATCTCTGATAAGCATGTCAAGTAATTTGCTAGTATCGTACTTCATCTATTTCTTCTTAGGCATTGCAAAGCCAAAGTATGCACCAACAAGTGCAGACAATGAACCATACATCATCATAAGAATACTGTCTGCTGCTGCAAACCTGTCAGGCCATATTAGTACAGCAGTAGTAGCTATAAGCATTGTAGCTAGTGCAGTCCATGCCATATAGCGTCTGTTAGATTGATATGCTGCTTTGTCAACAATTACATTTTCATCTGCCATGTTTATTACTCCTTATTTTTTAAATAGCTTAGTGGCACTACGTACCCCAAATGACGCTGCCACGATTACCGAAATGGCGTATTTATACCAGTCAGGCATCAGTTGTAGTTGGCTAAACCCTATTTGAACTATATCTTCACAGCCGGGAATGAACGCAAGCACAAGAGGTATCGAGAACAAAATTGTAAGCCACTCGTCTTTCCACGAGTTATCACTCGCTTTAGCCTGTGCTATATCCCAGTCTATTTCACCTGCTGCCTGTTTCTCTTTTATCTTAGCGTCAGATCTTATTGTTACAATCTTAGCTTCTGTCTTAGCTTTCTTCTCAGCAACCTGTCCCTCTAGCCATGTACCAGCTAGATTAGCTATTGGCCCAATCAATGTACCTAGCATTAAGCTCTCCTAAACCTAGCTGTCTTCTTAGCTATGCCCTTTGGTTGTTTTACATGTTGTTTGTTACCTGCACGTTTAGCTTTGGTAGTAGCAGCATACTCAGAAGATGATAGTGACTTAATAGCTTTAGCAGGTAAATATCTTTCACCTGTAGCCTTTGGTCCTTGTGTAGATGGCTTACCTGACTTAGTACGCCAATCTTGCTTTGTCCAGTTTGCCAGACTCTGTTGTGACTTAGCTCTTGCCATGACAATCACATTTACATACATCAGGATTACAGCCACACTCTATGCAACTATCGCATTTAGGTGCTGTCTCTGTATTACACATGCATACTGGCTCTTCTCCACATTCACATGTCATTATGATTTATAACCCCCACCTTTTGCCTTGTATCTTTTTGCTAACATCTGGGCTTTGCGTCCTGACCATTGCCCCGGAGCACCACCTTTTCCACTCGCCTTAATGCTATTGAATAATCTCTTACGCATACCGGGCTGTGTATAGTTACCTGCTGCATTTACTGTGCTACCACCACTTTTTAATTTAATAGCCTTTAATTGGTTAGACTGTTTCTTATGTGCAGCACTAGCCTTTGCCAGTTTACCTGCTACTTTTTTTATTACTTTTTTTACTTTTCCTTTTACTGCCATTTGGTTTAACGTCCTTTGCGTATAGATTATTAAATGTTACAGATGGATCTAAGTATGTCTCATGTCCTTCTGCGGAGTGCACCCATTGTGACGGTACAAAGTCAGGTGCACCCTCTCCAGTTCTCCATAAAGCAGGGCTAGTTGCCCTTACTCTATTGTTAGGCAGTGCTACAAAATTTCCTGTCCAGCTACCAGCATCTGTTAAATATATTACGTGTGACTGTTTATGCTGTGCAGGATCATCTGCTATATCATTGCCTGTGTAATCTACGGTAAATAAATATTTACCTGTATAGAGATCACCTCCTATCTTACACAACCAAGGTGATGAACTTACTCTATCCAGAATGACTGTACCATGCTCTCGTGACTCACAATCCCAAGGTTGGCATAAATGATCTTCCATTGGGTCAGGCCACTCTTCTAGAGGTATGTCAGCTACGAGTGCCTGTATCGGCATCCTTGCCCACATAGCTCCTCCATGTACATTCTCTTGAGGTCCATCTTCCCTGTCTATCTCACATCCAGTAAATACAACCTGAAAGCTAAGTGATCTGTCTGGTATGGTATTTACTGCAAATGCAATCCCATGTAGAAATTCACCGTGATATTTTTGATGGTTACTAGTGAACTCTCTACGTACCCAACAATTGAAGTGGGGTACATTGCTTATAAGATTCGGCATTATCTACGTTTAGCAGCTCCACCTTTAGAGTATTTCTTTGTACCCTTTTTACTCATACCACCGCCATACATTTTTTTAGTAGCACCACCCTTAGACATTTTCTTTGTTTTCTTGTGCATAGGCATATTGTATTTATCCTTTCATCATTTTAGCAACTACATCTGGGCGTTGCTTTGCTAATGCTTTCAGACCGGGATTATCTTTAACCGATCCTCCTGCTGAGTACATGTGCTTCTTATTGTTTGCCATACCACCATACATCATCTGTGGTTTCTTCATTGGCTTCGGTGGTTTTGCACCACCCATTGCTGATCCAGCTTTTAAGTCAGCAGCATTGGATCTAGCATTACGATCCATAGATGCCTGTTTATTTATTTCTCTTTCTCTTTGTGCTAACTGTTTTTTTAGTTCTTTTACTTTCTTCATATCGCCAGCCTTTTTAGCTTCTGCTATTAGTTCTTTATAATACTTTGGTGGTAAGGTTAATTCTACTTTTAAGCCCATTTACTTTCTCCTTTTAGGGTTGTCTTTTACTGATCCTCCTGCAACATACATGTGTTGTTTTTTATTAGCTACACCACCATATGCCATTTTAGATTTTATTTTTTTTTGTAATGCAGATCTGCCTTTTCTTTGTCTAGCTCTATCTTTACTAAGCTTATCTCGTACCTCCTGATTACGTGCAAGTAGCTCTGCTCTTTTACTTGTAGTCTTTTCTGTAAACTCACCTGTTACTGGATCACCTGCATCATCAGTAGTTATTCTTTCTCTTTTTCTACCTGCTGGATCTAGTAGTTCTGATCTACTTTTATTTTTAGCTCTTTGTGTTTTACTAGATTCTGAAGCAGCTTTCATAGATCTATTTAATTCAGTACGTCTGTAATCTATGAGAAACTTTTTTTCTGCTGCTGTTCTATCAGATGCGTCCTTACGTTCTATACGAACATATTCTTTTGCTCTTTTACGTGAACTAGCATTTTGCATCTCTTCTGTAAATGATCTAGACTTACCTCTGTTTACTTTACCCGACCTACCTGTATCTACTTCGCTAGCTGCTTTTACAGATCCTCCTGTAGTTGGATCTTTTCTTGCACCTTCTACTTCAGTAGGTTTCTTTTTCTTACCACTTTTACGCATTATCTTTGTTAGTTTACCAGCACCTGCACCTGCAATCTTACTAGCAATTCTTGATCCTATTCCCATTCTAACATCTCCATTTTCTAAGTGACTTATTAATCCTTGAGTTAGGATCACGAGCAGTCTTGGCACTCGTTAGCCGTTTCTTCATACCTTTCATTCTAGCACAGAATGATTTACGTCTTTTAGCGTCCTTAGATCCAGCTTTAACTTTGCCAGTTACAGCCATTTTTAATTTAGAGCCGGGATTAGCTTTACGATATGAGGCTACACCTTTTTTATTCAGACCACCAGAGGCACTCTTACCAGCCTTACGTGTCCATGCAGGAGTTTTAGCCATCTTTCCATCCTTCTAGTACCATAGCATTTTCTATATGTTCTAAACTATACCTAATACCTGTACGTTTTTCTATTGCAGCACGTAC